GCATTGAATTGGTTGGTCATACAAAATGGGGAATGCTCAACGCAGTAACCGAATATGTTGATCATCACAATGCCAGCCGTTCTAACGATGCAAGGCTTGATTCTGCATGGTTTGGAACAGGTGATTCAATGAAAGCACGAGCAATAGATTTACTTATTGCGTAAGTAATATATTAGTGTTATAGTCCCCCATATATTACATGGGGGATTTTTTATGCTTGAAAATAAAACGAAATCAAACGCAGTAACTAATATTCGTAATGTATTTAGACAAAGTAATACTGCTCTTACATTAAACGACATCAAGAAAGCATTGCCTGAATTAAAGCCCAGCGAAATATCCATGACATTGTGCTATTTCCTACGGCAACGCTATGTCAAGCGTGAATTGATCGAAAACACAATTCCCAAAGAACGCAAAAAAGTATGGAGTTATACCTATTCGGAATCCCGTTATCCTGTTGAGGGCTAACCAATGAAAATTGAACAAATCAACATTGATAAGTTAATTCCTTACGCAAATAATGCCCGAACACATAGCGAAACACAGGTAGCACAAATTGCTAGTTCAATCCGTGAATTTGGCTTTAACAATCCCGTATTGATTGACGATGGCGGGACTATTATAGCAGGTCATGGGCGGGTTTTAGCGGCTCGTGTCCTTGATATGGGCAAAGTGCCATGTGTTCGCTTATCGCATCTTACAGACTCGCAAAAGAAGGCTTATATTATTGCGGACAACAAGATTGCTTTGAATTCGGGTTGGGACGATGAATTGCTTAAACTTGAATTAGAAAACCTAACCGATATTGAACAAATAGCGACTGGGTTTTCAGCCGATGAATTAAACCTTTTATTTAATGGCTGGACATCGGACATTGAAATCCCGCCCGATACGACTGATGAAACAAAGCGATCATTAAAGATTGTTGTTGATAAAGAGCAATACGAATTTGCAAAAGAAACAATAACTAATGCTTTAGATTTGGCTGGCATTGAGTATGAGTTCTAAACTCAATGTATTAGTTGCTTATCCTTACATGAAAAAGCAATTAGTCGAAGCATTGATAAAGAACAACGATAAGATTAATTTTTTGTTGGATTGCGGGGCTTTTACGGCATGGAAATCAGGCAAACCTATTGCATTGGATGACTATTGTAAATTTCTTGATAACTTGCCAATTAAGCCTTGGAAATACTTTGCATTGGATGTGGTCGGGGATCCCGTTAGCACAATGAAAAACTATAAGATCATGCTAGATCGTGGTTACAAGCCAATGCCTGTATTCACACCCAATCAAGATTACAAAGACATTGATGAGTATTACAAAACAACAGATTTAATAGGTGTTGGCGGTTTAACCGATAAATATGGATCAAAAGGTTTAATACATTTAAAGAAAGTATTTGCTCATACAAAAGGGCGAGCAGTTCATTTGCTGGGATACACAAAACCCGCTTTTATCAAATTGTTTAGACCATTTTCATGTGATAGTTCAAGTTGGACACGATCACAACGATATGGTCTATGTGATATTTATGTAGGTAATGGCGAATATGTGCAATTGAGCAGACGGGATGCAGTCAATAAACCTAGCCCAAAAGTCATTAATGCAATACAAAAATTAGGTTTTGATGTGTCCGATTTTGCAAAAGAAAGCAATTGGCGAAAAGGCACAAACATAGCTAGTATTATGAGTGCAAGAACATGGGTCAAATACATGATTGATGCCGACAAACACATTAATACAAAATTGTTTTTGGCTATGGGCGATGTTGCAAACCTTGATCGTGCATTAAGCGAATGGGATTATTGGCAAAAGCGAGGTGCATTATGAAAGCAATGGTAATTCTATCGGGTGGACAGGATTCAACGATTAGTCTTTATTGGGCAAAATCATTAAAGCTATTTGATGAAATTCATGCTATTACATTTGATTATGGGCAAAAACATAGTCGTGAAATCATTGCATCAGCCACAATTGCAAAAATGGCGGGTTGTGCATCCCATTCAATTGTCAATTGCTTTAATTTATTAAAATCATCATCGCCATTGACCAATGCATCAGTCGAATTAGAGCAATATGATTCATATGAAAGCATGGACAATATTATTGGTAATAGAGTTGAATTAACTTTTGTGCCAATGCGTAATACATTATTCTTAACGGTTGCTACAAACCATGCATTAGCTAAAGACTGTAGGACATTGGTTACGGGTGTTTGCCAAGCCGATAATGCAAATTATCCTGATTGCACAGAAGGATTTATTGCTTTGCAAAAGAAGTCAATCAATGCATCGTTGGGAATAAATGATTTTGAAATTTATACCCCATTAATGAACCTTAGCAAAAAAGATAGCATTGAAATGGCTATGGAGCTTGATGGATGCATGAGTGCTTTAGCTTACACACATACATCGTATGACAATCAATACCCCCCAACGGGAAAAGATCATGCGACAATATTACGGGCACAAGGATTCTTGGAGGCTGATGTTCCCGATCCTTTAATTGTTCGTGCATGGAAGGATGGTTTAATGGATTTACCTAATACATCTAATTATCGTGGGGTTACAAAATGAGTGCATCACAATCAATAAAGAATCGAATTCGTGAAGGTGAAGGCACATTCTTTGCTAATGACAACATTAGTGAATTTTTAATTGAAGGCGACATTGATAGGCTTCAAGAGGAAGTTCAAGAGAAAGTCCAATCATTACTAGATTCATTAGTTATCGATACAACAAATGATCACAACACAAAAGAGACTGCAAAGCGAATAGCTAAAATGTATTTGCGGGAAGTATTTGCGGGTCGTTACGAATCCATGCCAAAAGTTACGGAGTTCCCAAATGCTAAACATTTTGATGAAATATATACTCTGGGTCCCATTTCTATTAGATCTGCTTGTTCACATCATATGGTTCCTATTACAGGTCGTGCTTGGATTGGGGTATTACCTAGTGATCGGGTCATTGGTATATCTAAGTTTGTCCGTTTATGCAATTGGGTTATGGCTCGTCCACAAATACAAGAAGAAGCAACAGTCCAATTAGCTGACCTTATTGAACAAATGATTCAACCAAAAGGGTTAGCCGTTGTCATTGAAGCCACACATCAATGTATGACATGGCGAGGTGTTAAAGAATCCGAAACCAAAATGACATCATCGATTATGCGTGGGGTATTTCGTGATGATTCCAATGCAAGAGCCGAATTTTTAAAGTTAATCAAATGAAATATCAAAGCACAAAACGATTCGATACAGGCTTTAGTTGTGCCTTTAGACAATGGGTTGCCGATAGCCATTGCCGATTTATTCATGGGTATGCATTGTCATTCAAATTTGTATTTGAAACCGATGAATTAGACAAGCGTAATTGGGTCGTAGACTTTGGCAGTTTAAAAGGATTAAAAGCAATCCTCGAAGATACTTTTGATCACAAAACAGTCATTGCTGAAGATGATCCAAACCTTGATTACTTTAAACAAGGACACGCATTAGGTGTATTAGAGCTTGTTATTGTCCCAGCGGGTGGTTGTGAAAAGTTTGCACAAATGACTTATGAAGTTGCTGAACAATGGCTTAAAGATAATGGCTATAGTCCAAGATGCCGATTGGTTTCAGTTGAAGTCAGCGAACACGGTGCCAATTCAGCTATATATTTAAAATGAATATAAGACATATTACATGGGCTGAATTTGATAAAGCTATGGAATCATTGCCAAAGCCCGTATGTGATTCTTTTTATCCAATCCCGAGGGGAGGATTAGTTTTAGCAGTTGCTTTATCACATCGATGGGGCAAACCAATAGTATCAAGACCAACACATATGAGTATTATTGTTGATGACATTGTGGATTCGGGTAAAACTTTACGCAAGGTAAGGCTGCAATACCCATACCCCGCATATGTATTATGCAAACGATATTCATGCAACGATAAAGCAATATATGCTGGAATGGACATTGAGAACGATTCGGACATTTCCTTGAAGATCGAGCGGGTTAAAGCCGATGCTGGGAAAAAGGTTCCAGCTTGGCAGAAAGCTAAAGAATCACAGCTAACGCCCGAAGATGACCGCCGCCGCAATTTGTTTGTGGCAAAAAACCGAGGAGGAAAGCGATTCCAGATCATCCCGCTTATTTTCCACGGAGCGCAATTTCGCTTTGAACAAGCACCGCAAGAGTAACCCCCACCGCTACACCTACACGCACGCGATATGACAGACGAACAAGATACCCGCCTTTTACTGGCAATATTTACCGCAACATGGATGCTTCTGCCAACAGACAGCATTGCACGACGCATAAGCGTTTCAGTCATTTGCCTTGGCCTTTTTATTGACCTCATCTTTTAATCTATGAACTGGCAAACCTACCTCCCCACCCCTGAGCAGATCGAGGCGGATCAATGGAAAGTCGAAGAGGCGCTGGAAAAACTTTGGGCGAAGTCTGGGCATAAGCAGAAGACAGAACCACCAAAGAAGCGCAGCAAGATACAAAAGACAGACGAGATGTTCCAGCAGTGGGCATCTAAAAACATAGGGGTGAAGCTATGAGTAAAGAAACGATGCAACTTGCGCTTGATGAGTTCAAGCACATTAAACAATGGTGCTTGCGTTCCCTTGGCATTGGTTTGGTAAACGAGAACGTGCTTGCTGCCCTAGAAGAAGCACTAGCCAAGCAAGAGCAAGAGTTAGCCTTGCAAAAGTTGCATGACGAAAATGAACGTCTTGGCTTGTATAAAGATGCTTATGGTGAAGAACATAAAGAATCTGTAAGACTTCAATGTGTTGTTTGCAATACCGTTTATGCAGATGGCGTTCCACCACAAGTAGCCAAGCAAGAGCAGGGTGAGCCTGTGGCTATTCCTGAATATGTGCGAGATGCTGCAATCCATTTGCATGAAAACGGATGCCGAGAGCCATTGTTTATGGTCAAAGCAATTGTTGGCTGGATTAACAACGCACAAAAAGCACTAGCCAAGCAAGAGCAGAACCAACCTGCAACCAAAGATCAAATCAGAGAAGCAATAGTTTTTAACTTGCCTCTCTACACCACACCACAACCAGCACAGAAGCCGTGGGTAGGGCTGACGGATGAGGATATTCGTAAAACCGACCATCATATGGTTGAAGGTGCATATCACTATTCATTCAAGCAAGGCGCTGAGTGGGCAGAAGCCAAACTCAAGGAGAAGAACACATGACAGCGCCAACTTACCATTGCCCTGAGTGCGGTAGCGACCAAGTGACGACTGAGCATCATGAAATGTTTATGCGCAATACAGGCGAACACTATTGTCACAGCATGAAAACATACGATGGAGATTCACCAGCAGATTGTTTGACCTGCCGTTGGACAGGTGAAGGGTATCAACTCAAGGAGAAGAACACATGAGTGGCTGGCGTAAACGTGGAGGTGGACTTAAATGAGAAAACGATGCCGTAGACGGGTATGGTCAACAGACATCAACCCAATTGCCCATGCTATTGCTGGCGCTTGCATTACAGACGCAGGCTCACTCAATGAGCTTAGGTTGAATGAACTCAAGTCATTGGAAAACATGAAATCAGGAACTGCTGGTGTTCAAGATTGGCAAATCCTGACAGACATGATGAATATTTCAGAGATGATGGGTAGAAACGGAATAGGACCAGAGGTCTTAGACCATTGCGAAATAGCCAACGAAGCCTTACATCGGGCGGCTAAACGTTATGAAGCCACAAAGAAGATGGGATTGTCTGGTGAAGGCTTGAGGGCTTTGGGTGACATCATGGAGTACCATGACTTACAAAGAACAAGCGTCTCAAGGGCTAAGTACCAACAGATGATTGAGAAGACCAAAAACTACCTAAGGTCACATGGAAAATATGTGACTCATATCGAATGAAAAAAACAGGCTGGCCTCCCGGCTTATTGCAAGATGATTGCTCTAGGTTGAGTCGCTGGTTTGCATCTAGACCAGACGCAAGGTATCAAATCAGAATGATGTTCCCCAAACATGAATACGTCCGAAGCAAAAAGCTCCTTGAAGCCGCAAGAGAGATTCCTTGTCAGAATTGCTATGTGGATGATGGAACGGTGGTGGCTGCTCATACTAATTGGGGTGGTGGGAAAGGACGTAGTGTTAAGGCTGATGACAACCTGATTGCCAGCCTGTGCTACAAATGCCACTGCCAACTGGACCAAGGCACAGCCATGACTAAGGAGCAGCGCCAAGATATGTGGCAAATGGCCCATAGGAAAACTGTGCAAAGGTTGGTATCATTGAAGCTGTGGCCTCAAGACGTTCCTGTTCCAGACTTGAGAAGGTACTGGGAGATGGAACCCTAAGACGCATGAGGACTGGGGCAAGGTTAAGCGACTTGACGCTAGGCCGTTCGATTCGGCAAGCCCATCAAGAACAGTCCTCAGCCGTGTTGGTAGAAAAGGTCTTGCATTAGGTGCATGATGAGGGTGGGACGCGCCCACCAAGAGATTCGGGAGATAAGCGCCCCGACTGCCAACAACCCAAATTATTTTTGAGAAAGACCCCACCATGAAGTACACAGCAAGCGTCGAGCAGACAAAAGCAGACCCAGTAATGGACTTTACGATGTGCCTGTTGCATAGCGTAACCAATACTCACATCTTGCACCTGTCCAGCAAAAGCTACGCGCAACACATGGCTTTGGGTGAGTTTTATGATGAAGTTAGCGATCTAATCGACAGCTTTGTTGAAGCCTTCCAAGGTAAGTACGGCTTGCTGACAAGCTATAAGGCTGATTACAAGCTGCCCGGCGGTCCTGTGGAGTATTTGACGTACTTGAAGACAGAAGTGGCGACATTGCGTAAGGCTGAAGGCTTCCCTCAAGACTCTGAGCTGCAAAACATTACAGATGAGATTGCATCATTGATTGACTCAACGTTATACAAGCTGCGATTCTTGAGTTAATTTTGGTTGGCTGAATTTTTTTTCAAAAATTTTTTCCAAAAACCTCGGATGGGGGGTCTAAAAATACCATCATTTTTTCATCAAATCCCTATATCCGAGTCGGAAATAGGGTCTAATTATGTATAGTTTTTTCGGTCGGCGCTCGATGCGGAGATGCGCTGCGCCTACCAAATCCGCCCCGAACGCCCTCAGGAATGGGTCAAATCGGGCAAATAAGGCGAGATAATCCCGACTTAATGGGTTGATATATCTAAACCCCCCGAGGCCGTTCTAGGCCGTTTTTCCATCCCCGAAAAATCGGCCCGAAT